CGAGGCGCTTATCGGCCCCGGCCAGCAGCAGCACACCGCCATCGGAACCGATCTGGCCGGCATCGAAGGCGGCGGTGATCTTCTTCTTGCCGATACTTGGCAGGGCGAATGGGAAAAACGTATCGTCAGCGTTGGTGGGCATGGCAGATTCTGTCCGGGTGCCGGAGTTGGTGTCAGCACCCAATCTCTATGCGATTCCAGACAGTTGTACCATCCCCATCAGCGAATCCCTGCTATGCGGTGAATAAGATGGGTCAGGTCCTTCGTCATGAGCCAGGAAGATCACGCGCCGGTCATCCCGCGTAATGTGTGCTTGCCGCGACGCTTACGTTGTGACCCTTAACGTGCGTGCAACATCATCAGGACAGTCTCCTGTTAGCGGCGGCGAGAACCCGCGCATAAACGGTGCGGGTTTGTCGTGGCTGAAGGGGTAACGGCGCTGTCGGCCGTCCCGGGGCGTCCAGGCGAACAAGACCGCGTCTGGCATTCAGAGGGCGAGGTTGCCACAGGTGCCAGCGCCCGGGGGGCCGTAGCGGATCGTCACGCATCGCGGGTTTCGGTCCACCGCAGCCGGGCTGGGATGGGCTGACCGCTCGTGCCGACGGGCACGTCCGGCGCGGTTTGAACTATGCGGCGGTGTTCAGAACGACGAATCGTTGCCGGAGCCGCCATCATCATCGCAGGCGGTGTGTCCCTGAAACCCCTGCAAGAGCGGCTGAACCTGGCTGCCGTAGCGGGTCCAGAGCTTTTCGCGCAGGTCGTCGAGCAGGTCGAGCACGGCGAGTGCCTGTTCGGGGATCCAGACGGCGGGGATGCTGACGGTGATTGGCCGCAGATGCGCGGGCATCGATGATCGCGACCCGGGTGGCTGGCTCATGACTTCGCCCCGCGGCGCTGGCGGGCACGCTGTTCGTTGCGTTCGTGCGCTTCCTTGGCGCGGTAGGAGCAGCCTTCGATGATGATGACCTCGGCGCGGTGGACCAGGCGATCGACCAGGGAGACCACGCAGGCGGCGTTGGGGAAGACCTCCTTCCACTCGGTGAAGGAGCGGTTGGTGGTGACCAGCGTGCTCTTGTTCTGATAGCGGCGCGAGACCAGTTCGAACATCAGGTCGGCGTGTCGGTTGGAGTAAGACAGGTACCCGACCTCGTCGATCGCCAGGAGCTGAGGACGGGCATAGTGGTGCAGGCGGCGACGCAACGCGGAATCGCTGTCCAGGGCAGCAAGGTCGCCGAGGAGCTAGCCCGCGGTGGTGAACAACGCGGTCTGACCGGCGATCAGCGCCTGATGCGCGATGTTCTGCGCCAGCATGGTTTTCCCGGTGCCGTTCTGGCCGACCAGGACGACATTGGTGGCATCCTTGAGGAAGTCGAGCGTCATCAAGGCCTCGATGGTGGCGCGGTCGCAGCGCTTCGGCCAGTTCCAGTCGAAGTCGCAGAGCGGTTTGAAGCGGCCGATCTGCGCCGCCTGCAACCGCCGCTCCAGACTGCGGCGGGACCGTTCCTGTTCCTCCCAGTCGATCAGCGGCGCGAGCCAGGGCTGGGTCGCCACTTCGCTCCAGTGCCTGAGCAGGCCGTGCAGGTGCAGCGCGCGGGCGCGGTCGCGCAGGCGATCGGGTTCACTCAGCGGACGCCGCGCGCGGCCGATGTCGAGGTGCCCGAAATGAGCCCAGTCCACTTGACCTTGTTCACCGGGCAAGCTGCGCAGCCGCAGATAGGCCTCGGCTCTGGGACGTGGCCGGTGGCAGGCAATCAGGTGGCGGAAGTGATCGGGGCTGCCGCGATAGCCACGCTCGCGCACCATCGCATAAAGGCGGCTGGCGGTCAGGGATGGGAACTTCTCAACGGCAGATACGCATCGATCTGCGACGGCCGCGGCGGCGGCCCGGGCCGCGGCAGACCGGCCTGCGCCAGCACCGGCCGGACGACACTGTGGTGGACGTGCAACTGGGCGGCGATGGTGCCGATGGTCCATTTTTCGGCGTGGTAATAGCGCAGGATCTGCGCCTCGATGTTCGCTGGCGTCACCGTGGGGGTTTGCGCTCCGTCCGGGCGTGGTCAACACGGCGGCGATGACGATCACGCCGGGGCAGAAACCCGTGGTGAAGCTGCGCCAGGCAAGGACGACCGCACCAATGAAAGTGCGATGCCGCGTGCCGGGGCTGCTCAGCCGGGGAAACCGTGTCGCTCGTCGCCGCTATCGCGCCGTCCGGCAGAAAATCATCCGGCGGCAGCGTGGGTGAACCGTGATGCGTCACTCTTTCTTGCCAGGCCCGATAACGGCCCATCCGGGCGGCATGGGTCCGGCGGCCGGGAAACGACGCCTGATAGCGCCGAGCGGCCGCTTGCAGGGACTGCCGACGCGCGCGCCGGGCGCAGTCGCCGCTACAGTAGACCTGGCCGCGGTCGCAACAGCGGCAGATCACCGCCTGGCAGCGGCAGGCCAGACACAGGAACAACCGGCCCGAGACCGATTCCGTCTGTCCTTTGTCGCAGACGCGGCGTGGACGAACGCCGTCTTCGGCCGGATAGTGATCCTGCATTTGTGCCCGGCACGGTGTGGGGCACGGCGCCGATGCAGAACCGCCAAGTTACCGTCGGCGCCGTGTTTGCCCTCAAGTCTGGCACCCACCCGGCATGCTGCCGAGACCACGGTCCGATCCTGATCCCAATACCCGGGACCGCGGCGGTCACGCCGCGCCTGACGTGGGCCGACGGCGGGAGAGGCGTAGCCCCGACCAGAATCGGCCCACGCCAGGCGCCGCTGCTCGGGCTGGCTCCCGCGCCGTTTATGCGCGGGTTCTCGCCGCCGCTAACAACACCGGCTCGAAGCTGCCGTCACGGTCGCGCGGCGTCGCGATCCACAGCTTGCCGTCACCGGTCATCACCGTCTTGCTGGTGAAGCCGTTGAGCTGGTTGATTGCCGCCTCCGGCCGCTCCGCGCCCGGCGCGTAGCCGAGATGGTGGCTGAGTTCGGCGTTCAGCGACGCCTCGATCAGCGCCTGCTTGAATGCATGCCCCGCCGCGTTGATCGCTTGCTCGGTCGTCGGACCGATCAGGAACTGGTTGACCAGCTCCTTCGGGATGGATGGCAGCTTGCCTGCGTCGCGTTCCAGTTTCCTGACTTTGGTCGGCATGATACGCCTCCTTGGCGTCGGTTATGCCTCGCACACAGAATTACGGACAGGCTCGTACCACTCACAGACAGGATCGCTGGAAACATTCTATTTCTCGTGACGACATTGCGCCTGCTTATTTCCATTTCAAAGCTGCCCAATCGAATTCATGACCTTCAAGTGTTCCGAGCGCTACAATGTAGGCGAGACGTTCATCACGTGGCAGCAAGAATGCGACATCGAATGGCACCCCACACTTGACCAAATACAAGCAGTCAATCAGGTCAGGGTGCCGTGCAAGTTTCCCGCGATCTCCGCCTCGGCAGAAGATACCGCTCCGCCATAAGAATCGAATGCGTCTGCTGCTGCGGCTAACCCCTCCTCCCCCAAGCGAGAAACGGCTGATTCGATCTGGGCCTCATTTATTGGGATCGGGATTGGTATATCGTCTATTGCTGTGACCGACATAGCTAGGCTAGCTATCCCAAGCCAAGCTTGGTTTTGTGACAATTCCGAACCCGCGGCCTTAAAGAGCCGCAATGTATCAAGTGCTGTCAGGCGTCGAACAGCCAGCAGTCGTCCGAGCTCATCCTTGATCATTTTTGTCTCGGCCGCTTTATCAATAATTGACTTTGTTGGCGACATCTAAACTCGTAGCCTCCGAGTAGCAAAAAAATCAAGCTTTTGCTTCACACTTGCGTCCCCCCTCCAATTACCTGCACTAGTCAAACGAAAGACTACACCGTCATATTCGTAGGTCGAAGTCGAACCATCTACTTCGGTAACATACTGATACATTGTACCCGCAGGTACGGGACCACCATTGAAGTATAACTGCTCTGCCACCGCGATAAAATCGTCCGCCTGTGACGTGCCACGCTCAATCTCAAAGCTTCCTTCCCAACCTCGGGGTAATTCTGCACCCAATTGTGATCCGTCCAGTCGGCTGACACGAACGGGATGTGTTAGTTGGCGGCTCTCGAAGCCAGTTACATGGGTGAGATCCACTCGACCAGAAGGTCCCATGATAACAAGTTGAGTGTCACGGCCGACCGAAAAACTAGTAACGGACATTGAACCCTCTCTCTCCTACGACGATTGTCCGACTGGAAGGGTCTGATGTGAAACCTGAACCGTCTGGCCCCCCTCGACATTCACAATAAATTTTTCGTTTATCGCTTGGTATTGAATCTGCGCGTCAGATTGAACATACCCCAGACCGGTCCGACTGCTCGGATTATTAGAAGTATCGCAGATCACGCTGTACGGTAAACTGCCATCAGTACTCCCCAATAAGCCCTGTTGGAGCATCGTCTGGAGAAATGACAACTGTGTAGAGCGAATCTGCTGAAAGAGCTGAGCAGTTATCACCTGGCCCACAAATTGCCCCATCCCCGCAGCCAAGGTGGCGGCAATGTAATTGGTGAGGCGTGTATAATTATCTCCATTAGTAGCAGCATTCGATGACGTATTATGACCCCCTCGGACCCCCCAGAAGCTACCTGCCGGCTGGGGATTGGAAATTACGTCAATTCCAGCACCAAGCAATACCGCTAAATCCGCTGAGGAGTATACTGTGCTTTGACCCGATCCAGGCGTCCCCGATTTCTGGCTCCCAATCACACCGTACAGCGGCTTGTTAAGGCTCGATTGTTCAGGCGATAAGTTTGCCAGACGGCCGGCCACGAAACCCTGCGGCGAGACCAGCCGTGTCATGGCGTTAGCCTGATCGTACCACCACAACCAATCACCGAACATGAGCTTCGTCGAATAGCTATCTAATCCAACAGCCTGCATCACGGAAACGGCGTTTTGGATTGTATCACCCGGTGGCCCGGTCAGAACCATGTAAATCCCCTCTTCCAATCCAAATTCTGACTGTGCTACCCAGGTCGTTGGATCGTCGTTGTCAGCCAGCAGTCCGATGCTGCAGCCTTGACCGCGAAGTGAATACATACCGGTACGTGGTAGCACGTCTGAACCCACCAGCGTTTCGGTCGTTACCAATACTGTGCCATCAGACCCAGGTGTACCTGCGCCCAGCATCACCGAAAATGGCACAGGGGCGATAACCGATCCACCAGCATTCGCAATAACCAGCATCGACGGACCACGTTGCGGCCCCAGACCACTATTAACGGCAGATGCAAGGTTTTGCCAAAAAGCCGCACCTGTGCCAGCTATCTTATCATAAACCTCCAGAATGCCACCCGCTAGACCGACGGTCAATTGCCAGGTCGCGGCCTTTGACGGCGACACTTGCAGTGACACAATTATCTTATTTCCTAAAGAACCCGTGTACAACGCCGTAAAAGTTACTGTTGTACCAGGTACGACGGTTTGCGCGGCAGCGTCAGTTCCGTCGGAAATTCGGACACAACGGAAGTTTTGAGCACCCTGCTGGACCGCTGTCGCGATCTGAGTGCCCATATCATACTGGTTCAGCATTACCGGTCCAAATAGCTGCGCGTAATCCGCCATGGTTGCTAGGATGGACGGCTCCCCGACCGGACCCCAAGTAGCAGTCCCCACTATGCCGATTATATTTGTCGGCACACCATTCAATACGAGATTCTGCGGGGGCACAATCTGGACATAGAGACCAGGTACTATTAGCGAAGTCGTATTAATCGCCCCTTGCTGCACAATTGGCATAAATTTTAACCTTTTTTGGAGGTGCTTTCGGAAACACGAACAACAAAGTTCTTATTTCCGCTCTGCAGAACCTCCCTAATAATAGTTGGGTCCGTGATGAAGTCTCCACGCACGAAGTCCTTGAATGGCTTTACAACGATCAAATTCATAATGCCCTACTTGTATCAGATTGTAATATCTAGATCATTCAATCCTACATTACCGAACAACATACCTGCCGCAGACGTAGAAATCATTGCGGGATACTCTGCTGTATAAATAAGGTCCCGACGATAGAGAAGCGCATTTTGCGATTGGTCCGATATCTCTGTACCACTGTAGATCAGGCGCGATTTCGTGCCATCTCGGAGTGGAATGAATGTCATCGCCGAAAGAGCTGCGTCAATAGTCGATGAAGACATGTCCCGAGCGGCAGGGCTCGGGCACCAACTAATGACCCGAATGTCCCTTTGCTGACGCCGTACTTCTTGAACTGCGACGCCGTCGGAAACAACGCGCGCGAACAGGATGGTAGCTCCCGGGATGGTTATGGTCTGCCCGGAGAGCAGTGCAATCCGATTTACTTGTATTTGAGCTGCTAGGATAGCTGCAATAATTGAAGGGCTATCCTGAGTCTTTGGACGATATGTATAGGTATTTTGATCGACTCGTAAGCCTACCGCAATCCCAGTTGACACCGATCCACTAAATATTATGGCATGATCCAATACGGAAACCGACAAGGAAGGCGCTTTAAGCTCATACCGCCATATTGGTGCGTACCGCGTTGTCGTCTTGCCTTGATTTCGGTCAGGGGACACTGTGACGTTGACTGTA